GGCTGAACTAGCACAAGTACAAACACCAAAGAACGCAGGATTCGTACAACCTAAAGGCGGCTCACTCGCAAACAAGCGGCGCATTGAGAAAGAAGAAGCAGAACTTAATGAGCTACTAGAAGGACAAGCCAATGGGAAACAGGAATCCGGTGGCGAGGGACTTGCGTCAGCCAAAGTACAAGATACAGATAATACCAAACAAGAAGAAGCCGACACTAAAGTTGAAGCACAAGAAGAAGACTTAAGCAGCGAAGAGAAGACTTACAAGAAACGCTACAGTGATCTAAGGAAGCACCTGAATAAGCAGTCTGAAGAGATTAAAGCTATGAAGGAGCAGATGAACAATACAGGTGCAGTGCGCCCACCTGCCAGCGATGAGAACATTGAGGCTTGGGCTAATAAACACCCTGAGATTGCTGGCATAGTTGAGACTATAGCTGAGAAGAAAGCACAAGAGAAGTTTAACCAAGCAGACACTAGGCTAAAGCAACTAGATGAGATGAACGCTACAGCAGAACGCACTAAGTCAGAGAACGAGATACGCTCTATGCACTCAGACTTTGATGACCTACGTTCAAGTGATGTATTCCATGATTGGGCTGGCGAACAACCTAAGTGGGTACAGGATGCTTTGTATGAGAACCAAGATGACCCTAGATCGGTTATTCGTGTTATTGATCTCTACAAGGTAGACAACGGCATGGACATTAAGGGTAAGAAGCAAGACAGCAAGAAGGCAGCTTCTTCCGTTGTAAGCAAACGTACAACTAAACCAGACGATGATAACCCTGCAGGACACCTACGTGAGTCTCAGGTAAATCGTATGTCTGCACAAGAATACGAGGCAAACGCAGACTCTATCATGGATTCTATCAGAAGTGGTAAGTTTATTTATGATATTTCTGGGGGAGCACGTTAAAAAGGTATTGACAATACGTAGATAAGTGATATAACTATGTATGTTAACTACACAGCGTAAAGCCCTATTATGTAGCTACCTTTACACTGTTAAAATAAGCAAGCCAAAAACTACTAAGATAAGACTTACCTGTTCAAGTATAGGCCCGAAGTTCTGAAGTTGGCAAACTAAAGAACATCTCGCACCCTAAAAAAGACAGCCTCTTACACAGTGTTTAAGCTTTATTAATTATAAGCCAAACATCTATGGAGGATTATTCTATGGCTTTTTCAACAGCATCGGGTAACGGAAACTTACCAAATGGTAACTTCTCACCCATCATCTATTCCAAGCAAGTACAGCTTGCATTTCGTAAATCCACCGTATGTGGCGATATTACCAATTCAGACTATTTTGGTGAAATCTCTGCACAGGGTGATACAGTAAAAATCATCAAAGAACCAGAAATTTCTGTGAAAGAATACTCTAGGGGTACGCAAGTCACAGCTCAAGATTTGGACGATGAAGATTTCTCCTTAGTCGTTGATAAGGCTAACTATTTTGCCTTTAAGATGGACGATATTGAGGAGGCGCATTCACACATTAATTTCATGGAACTCGCCACTAATCGTGCAGCATATCGTCTTTCTGACCAGTATGACCAAGAAGTCTTAGGCTACTTGTCTGGCTTTAAGCAATCAGCTTTACATGCAGTAGCAGCAGCAGTTAATACCACAGTAAACGGCACAGTCGCTGTTGACACTGCAGGTACTGACGAATTGTTAAGCTCTATGAAGTTAAACAAAGGTAGCTTTGGCAACATTACTACAACTTCTGCAGGGGCACACTCTATTCCCTTGACAGCACGTATGCCAGGTGCTACATCACTCCCAACTGCTACAGCATCACCAGCAATGGTTGTCGCACGGATGGCTCGTCTTCTTGACCAGCAGCAAGTGGACACACAAGGTCGTTGGCTTGTTGTAGATCCAGTGTTCATGGAAATCCTGCGTGACGAAGATTCACGTTTCATGAATGGCGACTTCGGTGAGTCAGGCGGATTGCGTAATGGCTTGTTCATTAACAACTTCCACGGCTTCCGTGTATACACTTCAAGCAACTTGCCTGCAGTGGGTACTGGCGCAGGTACATCAGGTACAGCAAACCAAAACGCCAACTTCGGTGTTATTGTAGCTGGGCATGATTCTGCTGTAGCAACTGCTGAGCAGATCAACAAGACAGAAACGTATCGTGACCCTGACAGCTTTGCTGACATTGTTCGTGGTATGCATCTATACGGTAGGAAGATTCTTCGTCCTGAAGCAATCGTCACTGCCAAATATAACGCAGCATAAGGGAGGAAATAACTTATGGCTACTTTAACTGCCCTTTTAGCACCAACTCGTGGTATAGGCAACCCTTCACGTAAACCTTACATGCAAGAACTTACTATTGATCTAACTGCACAGGCTATTGACTGTTCATCTGGTGATATTGTTCAGTGTATTACTGTACCAGGTAACACAGTAATCTTGTGGACTGGTGTACAAGTCATGGAAAGTGCAACCATGAATACTGGTACTAACGCAACTATCCTGCTTGGTACTGCAATTGACGCTAACGAGTACGTTGCTGCATTTGACATTGATGGAGCAGCCGATCTTGCATATGCTCCAACAGTGGCTCAAGCAGGTGTTATTGTATTGGCAACTGCTGATACATTAGACCTAACGTTTGCTGGTGATGGCGCAACTTTCAGTGCAGGTAAGCTTCGTGTATACGCAATGCTTATGGACGTAAGTGAAGTTGGCGACTTGACTGCTAATGAAGTTGATCGTGACTACCTAGCATAAACTTTTTGGGGCTGGCTTAACTGTTGGCCCCATTCCTCTATCTAAAGGTATGATATGCCAAGCACCTATCTCAGTCTATGTAATCAAGTCTTACGCCGCCTTAATGAAGTAGAAATCATTGAAGGCGATTTTGCGTCTGTTACTGGAGTACAAGCACTTGTCAAAGATGCGGTTAGATCAGCCGTTGCTAAAATCAATCAAGCAGAGTTTGAGTGGCCTTTTAATGCTGCTGAAGAAACAGATACATTGGTTGTTGGTCAGGAAGAATACACCTGGCCTTCCTTTTATAAGATAGCTGATTTTAACAGTTTTCAAATTCAAGAAGACACAGCATTAGGTGTAAGTTTTACTACACTAAAACATATAAATCGTGATGAATGGTATAAGAACCATCGTGATGCTGATCACTCTTCTGGCAGTACAGGTAGAACTGTACCAAGATTTATATTTGCCACGCATGGTAATGGATATGGTGTTAGCCCATCGCCAGATAAAGCATACACACTAAAATTCAGATACTACCAGAACTTCTCTGATATCTCAGCAGCGGATGATGTTACTCGTATTCCTGATAGCTACGATACTGTCTTAGTAGATGGCGCTCTTTATCATCTGTATATGTTTAAGGATAATCTTGAATCTTCTCAGGCTTCTTTCATGGCCTTTGAGAAAGGTATCAAAGAATTACAAACTTTATACATTAATAATTACGAATACATTCGTGACACTAGGGTTAAGTTTTAATGCCTGATCAAATTCAGTCTTTTAAACTTATATGTGGCGGTGGCCTAAATTCCAATGAAAATCATTTAGATTTATCGGATAACAGTTCAGGCGCAGCTACACGTATGTTAAACTATGAACCTAGTCTCTTCGGGGGCTATCGTCGTATTGAGGGATATGATGACTATGACCCTGCTTATGGTGAAGTAACGGTAGCAGGTTCAACCACAGGCCAAGGCAAAGTCCTTGGCATTGCTATATTTAAAAATGATGTAACAAGTGGCACAACTATTATAGCAATTCGACAAGATGCTGGTGCTACGAATTACAGCTTCTATTATTACACAGCTAACATTGGTTGGCGTAAGTTTACTCTAGATCACTCAGTTACACGACCAATGACTGCTAATGGATTAACTGTTAATAGAATACGCCACCAACAGTTTAACTTTGGCACTGGTAATACAATTTGTTTTGTAGATGGTGTTAATCCAGCCATTGTATTTAATGGTAGTAAATGGAAAGAGATAAAGTCATCTCATTCTGGCGGCTATCACACAAGCAATAATACAGCAGGTGGCGCACAAGCTCTTAATGCCCCTGCTTTAGTTGATGTATTTGAGAACCATCTGTTCTTATCTGGACATGAGGCTACTAGAGCAGCAATAGCACACTCTGCTCCTAATGATGCTTATACATGGACATCTGCGGCAGGTGCAGGTCAAATAGCTTCTGGCTTTGATGTCGTACAGATCAAACCATTCCGTGATAACTTATTTGTATTTGGTAGTAAGAATATCAAGAAGATTACTGTTAATGCTTCTAATGCTTTTGTTTTAGAGAACGTAACAAGTAACATCGGTTGTGTTGCTAGAGATAGCGTACTAGAAATCGGTGGAGACTTAATGTTCTTGTCTCCTGATGGCTTTAGACCTGTTGCTGGTACATCAAGAGTAGGTGATATCGAGCTAGAGACATTATCTAAGCCAATACAATCTACGCTTGTTGATCTGATTAAGAACGAAGACATGGACGCTTTAACTGGCGTGGTTATTCGATCTAAGTCTCAGGTACGTTACTTTGTTACTACAACAACAGGCGGTAGCGTAGTATCGGCTGCATCCTCTATAGGTATTATTGGCGGCTTAACTCAATCTTCAGGCCAGATAGATTGGGAGTTTGGGCAGCTACTTGGTATTCGTGCAAGTTGTACTACTTCTGATTATGTAGGTACAGAAGAGATAATTTTACATGGAGATCATGATGGTAAAGTCTATCGCCAAGAAAACGGAACGAGCTTTAACGGCTCTAATATTATATCTGTTTATGCTACACCTTATTTAGATTTTGGTGAGACAGAACAGCGTAAAGTTATACGAAAATTAAATACATTTGTACGTGCTGAAGGGCCATTCGAGATGAACCTCGCTATCGATTACGATTGGGGTGACTATAATACATCAGTTCCTTCTACCTACACGCAGACATCAGCAGGAGCGCCTACAATTTATAGTGGACGCAACATTAATTATAACGGAAGCAACATAGTCTATGGCGGTGCATCCAAACCAATCATGACATCAGACATTCAGGGTTCGGGCTTTGCGGTTAGGGCTACTTTTGTGACAGACGGACAATCAGAACCATTCTCAATTCAAGGATTAGTCTTTGAGTTCAGCACGGCAGGGAGAAGATAGACTATGGCAGGTTACACCAGACAATCATCAGCAAGTATTGTTAATGGTAGTGCAATTACTGCACCACCGTTAAATGCGGAGTTCAACCAGTTATTAGCTGCGTTTCATGCTACAACAGGTCACACGCATACGGGCGCTACTGGCAATGGTACAAAGATACCGTTAGCTACATCTGTCAGCGGGTTTTTGCCAATTGCGAATGGCGGCTCTGGTGGCAAGAACAACTTTACTGCCACCAGCGTTCCAGGTGTTGGCGACGACAGCGGCGATAGTTATGCAATTGGCTCTATGTGGACAAATACTAGCACAGATCGTGTCTATATCTGTACGGATAGCAGTTCTGGTGCGGCTGTCTGGCGGGAACTTGTTCAGGTTACATCTTTAAATGCGATTTTACCTGTATCTAACAACTCCGTTGACATCGGCTCTAATTCCCTGAGATTTCAAGATTTATTTTTAAGTGGTGGTATTTCTGCATCAGGCAACGCAGCCGTTGGTGGTACACTTACACTAACTGGAGGCACTGCTCTTAACTCTACGCTAACTGTTACTGGAGTGACTGCTTTAAACGGCGGCCTAACGATGGATAGCAACAAATTTACTGTTGCAAATACATCAGGAAATGTTGCTACAGCAGGAACGCTTACTGTTACTGGAGCTACCGCTCTCAATGGTGGCTTAACTATGGACTCGGACAAGTTCACTGTTGCAAATACGTCTGGTAACGTAGCAACCGCTGGTACACTTGCCGTGACTGGTACATCTGCATTTACTGGGGCTATAACTTCAAACGCAGGTGTGGTTGTAGATAACATTACGATAGATGGTACGCAGATAGATTTGTCTTCAGGTGATCTTACTATAGACGTTGCAGGAGACATTCTCCTTAATGCAGATGGCGGAGATATTATATTACAAGATGGGTCTGCAACTTTTGGTTCTTTAACCAATAGCGGTGGAAATCTTATCATTAAAGGCGGTACAACAGCCGCAGCTACATTTACGGGTGCTAATGTAGACTTTGCAGGAACAGTAGACGTAACTGGCGCAGGAACATTTGACAGTACTCTTGCAGTGACTGGGGTTCTTTCTCCAGCTACCCATGTTGATATGCCAGATAATGCTAAAATCAAGCTGGGTACTGGCGATGATGCTACTTTATTCCATGACGGTACTAATTCCTTTCTGACCAACGCTACTGGCGCTCTAAAAATATCCACAGAGACAAGTGGTGGTGCAGTAACTATAGGTCACACAACTTCTGAAGTTACTATCGGTGATAATCTTACTGTCGCAGGTAACTTAACGGTACAAGGTACTCAGACTGTTGTTGATAGTGTTACTATGAATGCACAGAATGCTGTTGTATTTGAAGGCGCTACGGCAGACGCTCATGAAACTACACTGACAATTGTTGACCCAACTGCTGACCGTACAATAAATCTACCAAACCAATCAGGTACACTTCCTTTATTAGCGGCAGCAAGTAATGCTACTATATCAGCTACTCCAGCAGAACTATCTATCATGGATGGTGATAAGTCTGCGGTAAGCACTACGCTTGCAGACGCTGACCGTGTAGTCGTGAACGATGCAGGGACGATGAAGCAAGTTGCTATGTCTGACTTTGAGACATTCATGGAGACTAGCCTAGATACCCTGGCAAACGTCACCACAGTAGGCGCTCTGAACGCAGGTACTATTACGAGTGGCTTTGGTGCGATTGATAACGGATCGTCTGCAATCACAACTTCTGGTACAGTTAACTTTGGGTCAATATCGGATGGCACAATTACGATTACTGGATTTGTTGATGAAGACAATATGGCATCCAACAGCGCCACACTTATACCTACACAGCAATCAGTAGAGGCCCGTATTCAGGCGGTTTCATCGACTTCCAATAACGTCACTGGGCTTACCGCTTCTGGTGCAGAATTAAACATCCTAGATAATGCCACTGTAACCACAGCCGAATTAAATATATTGGACGGAAGTGCTACCACTCAAGCTACAGTAACTTTAGCTGCTACAGATGGTGTAGTTATTTCAGATGCCGATGTAATGAAACAGGCTTTAGTATCTGACTTTGATACATATATTTCAGGTACAACTGCAACTCTGACTAATAAAACCCTTTCTGCTCCTACACTAACTGGGACAGCAGTTGTTGCTTCACTTGATATTTCAGGTGACATAGACGTAGACGGTACAACCAACCTAGACGTTGTTGATATAGATGGTGCAGTTAATATGGCAACGACTGCCCTAGTAACAGGTATCCTGACCACCACGGCTGCGACTGTGTTCAACGGTGGGTTTGCTAGTAATGCGGACTCTACAATTACTGTTGATGATAATGGGTATAACTTAACTCTTATTTCTACGGATACTGATGAAAACTCTGGCCCAAGATTAAAGTTTTTTAGGAATAGTGCAAACCCCGCTTCTGCTGATTTTTTAGGTTTAATAGATTTTACTGGTAAAGATGCTGGTGGAAATGAAACACGTTACGCTAACATTGTTGCTCAAATTGCTTCCCCTGTCGCTGGCGGAGAAGGCGGCAAGCTTATACTAGAAGTTGCTACCCATGATGGAGAAATGCAAACTGGTTTTGAAATAATAGATGGCAATGCTGAAGATGAGTTAGATGTAAATATTGGTAGTGGTACTTCTTCTGTAACTACTATTGCTGGCACACTTACAGTTGCAGGAGTTCTTACAGGTGCTTCCTTAGACATCTCAGGTGACATAGACGTAGACGGCACAACTAACTTAGATGTAGTAGACGTAGATGGTTCAGCTAACTTTGCAGCAGATGTAACCTTTGCAACTGGTGCTGACATTCTTACTGCTTCAGCAGGCACTGACAATGTTCGTATAGGTTTAGACGCAGGTGACTCAATAGCATCGGGTGGCATTCGCAATATTGTAATAGGAAGAAATGCAGGTACTGCAATTACGACTGGTGATTCTAATGTTGCTATAGGTTGGGAAGCTCTTAAAACTGAAGATGCACATGGAAATAACGTAGCCATTGGAGCATCCGCTTTAGCTACTCAAAACGCAGGAGCAGATGGCTACAATGTAGGTATTGGTTATAACGCAGGAACAGCAGT